AAATGCCAAATATACATCACATTCTGGTCTTCTCATATTAAGAATTCCGAATCATGGTTTAACAATTAGTAATACTGTTCAAGTTGCAAAAGAATCACTTACATTTAAGTGTTCTAGTGATGGATTTAAAACAGAACAACTATACCCAAGACCAACAGACCCTGTTGTTGGAATTCAAACAGCAATTACATCTGTAACTACAAATACAATCACTGTTGATGTTGGACCAGCTGGTGGAGCAGGAACAGGTGCAGATATTACAGCAACTGTTGGTGCTGGTGGAACCTTAGCGTTTAATATCGTTAGTGGGGGAAGTGGTTATGTAAATCCACTAGTAACAGTTGATAGTCCATCATATGAAAATCTACCCGTAATAGGTGTTTCTAGATTGGGTCTGGGCAATACAACTGATGTTGGTATTGGTTTATCAATGACATTTGAAATGGGTCCATCATCTGTAGGTATTGGGACATCTCATTTTGAAGTTTCAAGATATTTCATAAGTAAAAACGGTTATGCATTCCGCAGAGGAGACGTTATAAAACCAGTTGGTTTAGTAACTGCCGCAGGTCTATCAGAACCAATTGATGAAATTTTATTCACGGTTGAAGATGTATTTAATGACTCCTTTGCATCATGGCAGTTAGGTGAATTTGATTATATCGACAGTAATACATTTAGACAGGATAGTGTTAGAACTAGATTCCCACTATTTAAGAATGGTCAGTTACTAAGTTTTGAAAGAGGTAACAGCGGTACAAGTGGTGCAGTTTCATCACTAATTGACTTTGATTCTATTCTTCTAATTTATATTAATGGTGTCATGCAAGAACCAGGGGTTTCTTATACATTTGAAGGTGGTACAACTTTCATCTTTAAAGAAGCACCTAAAAAAGAAGATAAAGTAGATGTATTTTTCTATAGAGGAACTCGTAATCAAGATAGTGTTGAAATTGATGTAAATGAAACTATTCAACCAGGTGACGATTTACAAATTTTTAAACATAATTCTATTCCAGGAACAGTAACTCAAGATACTAGAATTGTAGCAGCAATTACTTCAGCAGATACTGTTGAAACTGGTATATATCTTGGGGATGGTATAGATGAAAAATTTGATAAACCAGTTTCCTGGACTAAACAAAAGAGAGATCTTTTAATTAAAAATAATGCACAATCAAAAGCAAGAGATTCTCTTGAAGGTCAAGTTTATCCAACTGCGAGAGTAATTAAAGATTTTAACGTAGATGATACTGAAATTTTTGTAGATAACGCACAATTCTTTAATTATGAGGAAAATAACTCTGATATTGTTATTCAAAGTATATCTACACTGTTATTACCAGAATTATCAAATCCAGTAAGTGCTGGATTTAGTGCTGCTGTTTCTACTGCAGGAACTATAACATCAGTTCAAGTTCTTGATGGTGGTAGTGGTTATGTTCCATCTTCATCTATTGCAGTTCAGATTGCTCCACCAATTGGTGGAATTGGAACAGTGTTTAAAGCAGAAATTAAAGAGAGAGTTGGAACTGTTGGTATTGGATCAACTGTAATTACTGGAATTGACCTATCACAAATTAAAATAGGTCACTCATTAAATAGAGCATTTTTGGGTAGTGTAGAAATTATTGACGATACGTTCTCAGTAATTGGTATAACAACCTTTAATAATGGGCAGATTGAACTCAATAAATCCGTTGGTAATTCTGCAGCAGTTACAAGAACTTTTGATTTTGGTTTATATCAAGATCAAGAAAAAGCTGTTGCAACTACTGTTGTTTCTGCTGCTGGCACTATTGCTTCAGTCACACTCACCAATCCTGGTGCTGGATATACATCTACTGCAACTCCAGCATTAATTACAAAATTACCAGATACGCCTAAAGAACTCATTAGTGGAATTAGATTTGTATCTGGATATAGTGGAATTATTACAGGAATTTCAACTGCTGATGGAATTGGAGTTGATAGGGCAATTCGATTTGATCTTGAATTTGAACAAACTGATGTTATAGATTCTTTACAGGTTGGATTCCCAATAGTAATCTCAGATACAGCAGTTGGAGTTGGAGTAACCTCTATTGATGATAGTGATAATGCCGTTGTTGGTATAGGAACAACATTTGTTGATAATATATACTATGTACATGCTTTTTCAAGATCCAATCTAACTGGTATTATTACTGCAAATGTTCTATCATCAACTAATAATGTTGGTATAGCAACAACTACAGGATCAAGATCCAACCCATGTGGATCATTCTCATGGGGTAGATTTGCAGGATTTGAGAGAGAAACTGAAGCAATTGGTGTTGCAGTTTCTGGTTTTACTATTAATTCTGGATTATCAACCTTCCCAATTCTCCAAAGAAGAGGATTTGGTCTCAGAGATAATGGATCTCTAAGAAAGGATCTTGGATAATTAGTTATAAATATAGAAAAACGCTAGTAATATGTCTGCGATTGTCACAGATCAATTTAGAATTTTAAATGCATCTAACTTTGTGGGTTCGGTCAGCAATCCTGACAACTCGTTTTATGTGTTTTTGAGTTTGGTTAATCCTTCAGCAGTTGGATTTGGTAGATCAACTACTTGGGATACGAACACTCCTGCACCTATTGATAATTTGAGTTACTTAAATCATGTAAAGGACACAATGATTTTTGGTAAGAGAATCACTGTCAATGATGTTAGACGATTAGTTAGAAGAGTTGATTGGACACAGGGAACTGTGTATGAAATGTACAGACATGATTATAGCATAACTAATCCCTCACCACAAACAAACTCCACTAGATTATATGATACAAACTATTATGTAATGAATAATGATTTCAGAGTATATGTTTGTATTGATAATGGATCATCGGGAGCAAATATTAGTGGCAATTTCTCACAAGATGAACCTACTTTTGTAGATTTAGAACCATCTAGAGCTGGTGAAAGTGGTGATGGTTATATTTGGAAATACTTATTTACAGTATCACCTAGTGATATTATTAAATTTGACTCTATTGAATATATCCCCATTCCAAATAATTGGGATACAACTACAGATGCACAAATTGTTTCAGTTAGAGACAATGGTGATTCTACAATTAATGAAAATCAAATTAAAAAAATCTATATTCAAGATCAAGGTTCTGGATATAACACAACTGATGCAGAATTAGATATTCTTGGTGATGGTACTGGAGGTAAAGCAGTTGTAAATGTTGTTGGTGGAAAAATAATTTCAGCAACTGTTTCCTCTGGTGGAATCGGATATTCTTATGGAAGAGTTGATTTATCAACTATTAATTCTGGAGCAACAAGTTTTGCCCATCTAATTCCAATCATTCCACCATCTAGGGGACATGGTTATGATATTTACAGCGAACTAGGAACTGATAGAGTTCTTGTTTATTCAAGATTCGATTCATCTACGAAAGATTTTCCATTAGATACTACATTTTCTCAAATTGGAATTATTAAAAATCCAGCAAGAATTGGAACAGCGTCTTCAATTTTCCAAGAGAGTCAATTCTCAAATTTAGGTGGATTTAAATTATCATCTGTTTCTAATCCAGAAGATGCTGCTCCTGGTAATAGAATTTTCCAATCAGTTTCTGGAGTTGGAACTGCAACAGGATATATGGCATCTTATGATGAAGAAACTAAAGTTTTAAAATATTTTCAAGATAGATCTTTATACTTTAATACTGGATCTTTTGATCAAAAAGATTCTAAAACTATTGTATCTGAAGCAAAAAAAGTTGATTTTATAAAAAACGGTGGATCTATAACTTCAATTAATAGTTTTAATGGAACGATTGATCAAAACTTTACTGGAATAACCACTGCAATTACAGCAACTAAAAGTGTCAATTTGGCAACTCAATTTACAAATGGGATCTCTTTACCAGAGATAAATAAAGGATCGGGGGAAATTATCTATATCGATAATAGACCTCGGGTAAATCGAAACCAAAGACAAAAAGAAGATATTAAAATCATACTGGAATTCTAAAGATGTCA